TTTCATCATGTCATATGAATTTCTATTAAGTCCATCATGATTTCGCCTAGATAAAAATATGAATTTTCTCATGTGAAAAGGGTGAACTAATACACTCTTATAGTATGTAATAGCCAAAAAAAAGAGACATTAATTAAAATCAATGTCATCAATAGAATATTCATATTTGCCTCTAACGCCTGTCCTAGAAATAGTAAACGATTTGACCAGGATATCGACTAATGTTTTCTTTTCATATTCAGTCAGTTTGGACCAGTTTCTATCAATCTCTAAAACTATTGTTTGTATATCTTCTTTAGAATGGCTGTTAACAGGAACTAAGACTTCTAGTTTTTCTTTTATCTTCTTTTCCTTCTCATCTTCTTCTTTCATCAACTCAAAATATTCTACATCTTTCATTGCATCATTAGCCCATGCATACTGCCATTTTTTCCTACGTTTAGCAATCACATTCAACTCATGTTCTAAATCTTCTCGATCATCTTTTGGTGCTTCGATTTTTATGTCATGCTCAAGTACTTCGTTTTCATATTTAAAATCGAGCATTCGTTGTACAAATAAATTTTCTAGGGCAATACTTGAAATGTTTAGATTGCAAAGTTTTAATTTATATCCTGTGCATCTGTAATTTTTATAATCTTTATTTTTGCCTTTAATTGTATTTCCTACTATTAAACTTCCGCAGTGGCTACATCTTACTTTACTGGAGAAAATATAATTACTTGTAGCTGCTCTTGGGTGCTTCATCCCTCTTTGTGTCATGTGAAGCTGTGCTTGCTCAAAAACTTCTGCACTTATAATAGGAGGAACAGCGTTAGCCACTTCAAAGTAGTTATTAGATTTATCTCCCCATCTTAATGAGCCTTTATAAAGAGGGTTTTTAAGTATTTTATAGATTTGCATATGGCTCCATTTAGCGCCAGGAATCCCGATCAGCTCATTAGCAATTTTATTTGTGCTGTTACCTTCTAAATACATATTAAAGATACGCTTAACAATTTTAGCCTCATCTGGAATGATTGTTAATGATCCATTCTCATTATCAAGGGAGTAGCCAAAAGGTTTTACATGGGCTGCATATTTTCCCTGTCTCACTTTTTCCTCTAGGCCTATTCTTACACGTTCTCCGATGTTCTCACGCTCCCACTGAGCAAGAGCAGCTACAATTGTTATGAATAATCTCCCCATTGCTGTTGTAGTGTCGTAAACTTCGGTAGCTGATTTGAATTTACATTCATGTTTATCAAATAACTCTAATAGCTTGTACAAATCTAATACAGAACGTGTCAGACGATCCAGACGAAATACGAGAACACAATCGATTAAACCAAGCTTAATATGCTCGTTCATTCGTTGTAATTCTGGCCTGTCCATATTCTTCGCAGAAATACCTTCATCCACATAAAAGCCTACAACGTCCCATGCTTGAGAATCACAGTAGGCTTGTAATCGTTTCTTTTGTGCAGAAATCGAGTATCCTTCCTGCGCTTGTTCTTCTGTACTTACTCGTACATATATGGCAGTTCTCATAATAATCACCTGTAATTTTTATTTAGTACAGGTTACATCTTAACACCTATTCATTTTTTTGATAAGTCTTTATAATAAGCTTATTTTTACCATTTAAAAAATACTTAACAATGTGTAAAAAAATTGTTAAATCTGCAATTGTTAAAATTTTGTTAATTTTATGCAATAATTATGAATGGGTTTTTATTACAAATATTACCAAAAAGGGGAACAGTTGTTCTGTTTTTGTGGTATAATACATATATTAGGAAGATATTGGGGGATGGACCATTGGAAAACGATCAGAAGGTTTACAAATTAATCGAGCAGTATAATATCTTATCTGAGAAGGGCTTAGAAGCCTTTAAAATTATAAATGATGCATTAGACAAATTGCAGCCAACAAAAAAAATCCCCATCAAGGTCTGACTGGGGTTTTTTATTCTAATCCTTTTATTAATTTATCAATTGTTTTTAGTAAAAAATCTTGGTTATCATCATCTAACTTATTAAATCTCTCTATTATAGTCCTCAATTCGTTTGGAATCTCGTTTGTTTTCTCTTCTATAAATCCTGCTTTTTCTAATAATATCTCTAAACTTACTCCATACGTATCTGCTAATGCCTTTAGCGATTCTGTTGAAGGTTTTATAACTGCTTTAGTACCTCTATTAATTCCCATCTCTAAATCTCTAATATAAGTGTGCGATAATCCAGATAGTTCTGCCGCTTTTCGTAATGACATTTTTCCTCTTAGTTCTTCCAAGTAAATGCCTAATTCACTCCTAGTCATAATAACATCCTCTTTTTATTTTTGTCCTTAGAATTAGTGTAAACTACATACTACTAAAAAATAAATGGAAATTGTTGTATTTTATAGTTGACGGACTGTTGCATGTAGTTTACACTAAAACATGTAAGATATACACAACAGAAAAGAGGTGATTAATAAAGATGAAAAAGAGACTCAAAAACAGGATTAAGTTTCTTCGAATAAGTGAAGAATTTAATCTTACACAACAGGAATTAGCAGATAAATTAGGGATTAGTCGAGTTTATCTATCAGAGATAGAAAACGGCAGAGTACCAAGCAGCGACATTGTTTTAAAACTATCCAACGTATTCAATAAAGATGCCAGGGATATTTTTTTTACAGATGGTGTTGTATGAAGTTTACAAAACGTACAACAAGATAATGAGGAGGTTAAGACATGAAAAACCAGCCATCTAAGAAAGCCTTAAAGCAAATGATTTCGTTTTTACTAACAACAAGTGTTCCAAGGATACTTGCTGAAAAAGAAAAAAGCGAGGTGAAATTAAATGCTTAGTTTGTATGGTATGGGTTTAATTATCGCTGGTGGTTTTACAGGAATCTTAATTGCAGTAGCTTGTGGTCCACAATCAGTTAAAGATAAATTCAATTCGCTTTTATGGAATCAAGAGGAGGATGAAATGTAATGGGTACTTTGGAAGTGGTTAATCATAATGGAGTAAATGCTATTAGTTCGGTAGAAGTTGCGGAAATGGTTGGGAAAAGACATTCGGATCTTTTGCGAGATATTTCAAAGTATGAACAAACTTTACTAAACGCAAAATTGCGTTCAGATGATTTCTTTTTAGAAAGTGAATATAAAGATTCAAGTGGTAAAAGTAACAAACAATATTTACTTACTAAAAAAGGTTGCGATATGGTAGCCAACAAAATGACAGGCGATAAAGGTATTTTATTTACAGCTGCATATGTAGATAAGTTTTATGAAATGGAAAAAGTAGTAAATCAACAATTACCACCAATGACTCCATTACAAATGATCAATACAATTTCTACTGAAATGATGAAACAAGATGAACGCCTTGCAACTTTAGAAGACAAAGTAAATAACCAATTAACTTTAGATTTCGGTCAACAAAGATGTGTTCAAAACGCTAAAAATAAGCGAGTTTATCAATTATGGAATAACGGAAAAATCAATACAGATATTATGGACACTGTACAAAAAGTTCACGCTGGTATTGGTAGAGATTTAAAAAATGCATTTGCAGTAAATAGTTTTAGAGATATACGCAAACATGAATATGATGAAGCGATAAATTACATAAATGCTTGGAGACCTAGCTTGGTTTAACTTTTAGATCCTTCGCGAAATTTGATGATTGAAAACTGTCATAACTTTGAAGGGGTGTGAAGACAATGGAAATCGTCGGTGAATGTATTGGATGTAAAGAAAACATCTATAAAGGTGATGAAATACTTAGACATCCAAATGGCGGAAAGATTCATGATAATAATGATTGTTTTGAAGAGTACATTCGTGAAATTTGTTTTAGTACAAATGCATAAAAAAACAGCTAACCAAAGGTCAGCCATTTAATAAAGCCTAGGAACTTTAATTATATGCGTTGACTCCTAGAATATGCAATAGGAGGGAGAAAATTGGAAGAGGTATATGTATACGATGATAACTATCGAATGCAATATCATCCAGAATTCCATCAGAAGCATGGTAAAAACTTCACTGAAGATGAGCTTGAGTATCTTTGTAAATATTACGAAGCAGACGATTTACAGACTGTAGCTTTTGCGCTTGAAAAAACTGAAGCAGCTATTCAAATGAAAGTAAGTAATTTAAGAAAAACAGGACTGTTCGAGTTCTATAAAAATAGAAATCTTTATTACTAAACGGAGGGGAACTATGAAAATTTCATTCGATTTTATTAAAGTAATTAATTTTAAAAACCATAAGGATTTAGCTATCAATTTTAAAGATATTACAAACATTGAAGGTCGTAACGGAGCTGGTAAATCAACAATAGGTGATGCGCCAACTTGGTTATTATTCGGTACTGATATCAATGGTAATAAATTAGATCCTAAACCCATTGGTGAAGATGATGCAGAAACTACGGTTTTACTAGTTCTAAATGTAGACGGAAAAGAATTTCAGTTAGCTAAATCACAAAAGAAAACAGCTAAATACTTTATCAATGAAGTGCCAGAAAAAGCTACAAAATTTAATGAACTTGTCAGTGAATTGTTTGATAAAGATTTATTCTTATCAATTTTCAATCCTACTTATTTTTCTAGCCAAAATTGGCAGGACCAAAGAAAACAGTTGCTACAGTACGTTGCAGAACCATTAAACAAAGAAGTATTCGCGGAGCTTCATGAAATGTCCGTAAGCATATTAGAACCGGAATTTAAAAAACATAACATAGATGATCTAGAAAAAATACATCGTGATCAATACAACAAATTGGACAAGTCTTCCGAACGTGCTGGCGAAAGAGTAGTTACATTACGCGAGCAATTAGAAAAATTTAAGTTCGATAACTTAGATCGAGTAAACGAAAAGACATTACAGCAATTAGAAGTTCAAAAATCTGAAATAAATAAATTACAATCCCAAAATCAACAAGTTAATAACAAGATATCCACAATTAGAGCAAAAATGTCTTCGTTATATACGCAGTTAAAAAGACAAAGAGAAAAGGTTATGGCCATTAAAAATGAAGAGATCAACATGAATTGTAGTACTTGCGGTCAATCATTAAATGAAGAATCCATCGGAAAAGTTAAGAAGAATAAACAACTGGTTTTCTCTAAAGAAGTTGAGTACGGAAAAGAGCTATCAGCTGAATATTCGCAATTGAAAATGGAGTTAGAAGAACTTGAAAACACTAATCAGATTCCAATTGACCAGGACTTATTAGAGCAAATCAACAATGAAATTATTCAAATCAAAACTCAATTAAATCAAGTGAATCAGGTGGAACGACTTAAAGCTGAATTAATTGATGCTGAAGCTAATAAAGAAGATATCCGCACCAAGCGAAACAAGTCATTAGCAATCATCGATGGAATTAAAGAATTTAGAACAAAGCGTTCTGAATTGATGGTTAAAAAGATTGATTCATTATTTACGAATATCTCAGTTAAGTTGTTTGAGCAATTGAAGAACGGTGAAGAAAGAGCAACTTTTGAAATCGAAATGCATGGTAGACCTTTCAGTAAGTTATCAACTGCAGAACGCATTAAATGTGGTTTAGAACTTAGTGAAGTCCTATTGAAGCAATCTGAATTGATCGCTCCAACATTTGTAGATAATGCAGAATCGATTCTTAAATTCTCAAAACCTACTGGTCAACTGATTGTAGCAAGAGTAGTAGACACAGATTTTAATATAAAAACTATTCAATTAGAGGAGGAAGTTGTAAATGTCTAATCAAGTAGCAGTTTCAAACACACAAGCAGTAGTAGGTACTTTCACACAAAACGAGCTGGATACATTAAAGCACACAATCGCGGTAGGTACATCAAATGAACAGTTCGCTTTATTCGTTCAAACATGTGTTAATTCAGGTCTTAATCCTTTCTTAAATCAGATTTACTGCATTGTATACGGTGGGAAAATGAGCATTCAAGTAGCAGTTGAAGGTGTGCTTGCATTAGCTCGTAAACAGCCAGGTTTTAAAGGTGTAGATGTTGAGCTAGTTCATGAGAATGATGATTTCAAATACAATCCAGCTACAAAAGAAATTACTCATTCAGTTGGATTCCCTCGAGGGAAAGTAATTGGTGGATATGCAATTGCTAAGAAAGAAAACTTTACTGATGTTGTAACACTTATGGAAGTTAGTGAAGTTGAACATATGACAAAAGGTAATAACAAAAATATGTGGACCAACTACTTTAATGACATGTTCAAAAAGCACATTATGAAACGTGCAGCAAAGCTTCAATACGGTATTGAAATTGCTGAAGACGAACAAATCAGTTCAAGCCCAGTAGAGGAAGCTACATCTGGTTATCGTAAAGAAATTACTCCTAATCAGATTCAAATTGCTGAAGGTGAAGTAATTGATCCAGAGGATGAAATGAAATCACGCTGGAGTGAAATTAAAAGCAAACAAGTTAAATACAGTCTAAGTGAAGATGAACTTAAGAACATAATCAAAGTTAATTTCAATAAAGTAGCAAAAGAACTTACACTGCAGCAATTAGTTGGTTTATCAAAATTAATCGATTTAGAGAGCAAGAAGAAGAAAACTGCAGAACCAGAAGAGATTACTTTTGATGATTTAGACGAGTTCTAATTGACAACTTAGAAGGAGGATCATATGGCTGGTTGGATATCACTTCATAGGAAGGTCAGAGACCATTGGCTCTATAAAGAAAAAAGAGTCTTTTCTAAATTCGAAGCGTGGGTTGACCTTCTTATGGAGGTTAACCACCAAGATAATAGAGTTCTTTTAGGGAACGAATTAGTTGAGGTTAAGCGCGGTCAAACAATCACTTCAATGAGGAAATTATGTGACCGTTGGGGGTGGAGTAATACGAAAGTAAAACAGTTCCTAACGCTGTTACAAAATGATGGGATGATGACCTATAAAAGCGACACAAAAAAGACTGTTATAACCATTGCTAATTATGAACATTTCCAAAACATAAGTGATGAAAAAACATCACAAAACACTCACGGAAACGACACGAAACAGACACGAAAACATACAAACAATAATGATAATAATGATAACAATGAAAATAAGGTTATATCTACTACTACTGGAATTGAACCTGAATACGGTGAATTAATTACCATTTTTGAAAATAACATCGGAATGATTGCAGGAACAATTAATGAAGAAAGTTATTACGAATATTATCAATTGCTCGGAAAAGATTTAGTAGTACACGCCATTAGAAAAGCTACTGAAAGAAATAAAAGAAGTTTTGGATATGTTAGGTCCATTTTAAATAGTTGGATAAAAGCTAACTGTAAGACAGTATCTGATGCGGATACATTTGATCAACAACTTTTTAGTCAAAATAAAAAAGGAGTGAACCGGATTGGAAAGCCTACAAGCGATACTAAAAAATACGACTTCTCAAACATCACCGTCAACACAAGGGAGTAGATGTGACGAGTGCGGTAGGAAAGTAAAGGTTCAAATAGATGGAGAAGAAAAGTGCTGGTACTGCGAAGTTGTACTTAGAGAAGATAAACAAATTGTAGCTTCTATGAACCTTAATAATGAAAAACAAAAGATTATTAATCTGTACCGTAGTTTTGAAGATAGCAGTTTTATTAATCCGGAATTAAAGAAAGCAACGTTTAATAACTACAAAGTAGAAACAAAAGACCAAATCAATGCATTAAGGTTCTGTGAAAATTATGTAAGTCGCTTTAAAGGTGATAAGCCTGAAAACTTATTTTTATACGGGACACCTGGTATTGGAAAAAGTCATTTATCTGTCTCAATCACAAAGGAATTGATGAAAAAAGGAATTACAGCTGCATTCATTCCATCTCCTAAGATATTCACAAAAATTAAGGAAACTTGGTCAAGACAGTCAAATATAAGTGAATCGGAATTTTTAAGATCATTAGCAACAATCGACTGTTTAGTTATTGATGATATTGGAACGGAATACAGAAGTAACAAATTGGATGAAGATGATTCGTGGGCAAAGAAAAAGCTATTTGAAGTAATAGATAGTCGAGTTGGTCGTTCAACAATTTATACAAGTAACTATGATCCTAACAATCTATTAGAAATGTATGGAGAACGGGATTTTAGTCGAATGATTCAGCATACAACAATTTTGGAAATGTATGGTCAAAATAATCGAATGAAAAATATTAAAGAGGGTTAAGGTATGTGCTCAAAAGTAATTGAAGTTTATCCAGGCGTAATTCAATTTCAATCATGTTCGTGTAGTGATTGCTTAGCGAGGAAAGAAGCAACTAAAGAGTTTTATAAAAAATTCGATGCTGTGTATGCTCAGTTTCAGCTAAATAAAGGGCACTCCTGATAGAGCCAATCAATCAATCAGGAGCAGGAGTTGCGTGATAAATGCCTCTTGGACAAGGCTTGCTCTAATTATTTACAAAGAGATATGAAAATATACCTAATTTTTCGGAGGGATTCATGAAAAATAAGGGTTGGAAAGATTTATTCAAACCGGATGCTATGGAAAAGGATGAGCAAGAATTTATTCGTCCAGGCATCTGCACTAATTGTGGACATGGTTCTTTCAAATTAAAAATTGTTAAACATCGCTTACTCAGAGGATGTAAGAAGTGTGGCGAGGTTATAGATCCGGAAAATATGAAGGTACTTAGGAAGGGGAAAATTCAATGATCATTAATACCACTACTGAATTAATCGCAAAATGCTTATCACGTACAGAAGGATTTGCAGTAAAAGAATTCTTTAATGCAATTAAAGGTGAGGAAAAAGGCAAAATGTGCATGAGAACATTATCAGCTACTAATTCAATAACTGTAGCTGCACTTAGAAAATTAGAGATAGTTGGAATTCTTAAAACTCGTAGTTTAGGAGCAAAGGGTACACGTTATCAAATTTTAAACATGCCAGCACTTCAAGATGTTGTAAGGAATTTGAATTTATGAGTAAGCAGATTAATTTCACAATATACGGAGAACCAGTAGCACAAGGTAGACCAAAGTTTAGTACATTCGGAGGAAATGTTCGAGCGTATGATCCTAAAAAATCAAAGGACTTCAAGGAGTACTGCAAACTAGCCGCAGCTGATCATAGACCAGAAACTCTTTTAGATGGTCCATTGAAGATGGAAGTAAAGGTTTATAAATCAATTTTAAAAAGCTTTTCAAAGAAAAAAGCAATTACAGCAGAACAAGGCATACTAAGGCCAACAACTAAACCGGATGTAGACAACTATGTTAAAGGGATTAAGGATGCTCTTAAATCAATCATTTGGAAAGATGACAGCCAAGTGGTAGAGCTCACAGTTAGCAAATGGTATAGCGAAGTACCGCGCATTGAAGTATCTATTAATCAATTATTCTAGGAGGATTATTTAAATGGCATACGTTGAATTTAATGCATTAGTTAAAAAGGTAAATCTTAAACCAAAGGGTGTAAAAGAAATTGTTTTAGAAATTAACGGTACTGCTTTAGATGGCAAGTTAGACCAGCTCTCAGAAATGATTGACCAAAAAGTCGAAGTGAATTTGGATTCGTTAGTGGTTAATTACAACGTCACTATTAATGCTAAAACAAATAAACCTATCACTGAATACAAGGTTGATGATAAAGGTGTTGTTTCAGAGGTACAGCCTACACATGAACAATTAGAAGCAGATTTGGAACTACCAGCTGAAAAGGTTAAAACACGAATTGAAGAAGAACAATTGGATCGTGAAATTGTAGATAACTTCATATTGAGTGGATTATCACCAAACTACACTGATTTACCATATGATTTTGCAAACATTGTAAAACGAAAAATCGAAGGTGAATCATACTATAAATTGGCCAATGAACTAGGAATTTCTTCTGGAAAGATTGTTGAATTTGTGGATGAGTATCGCAAACGCGTAGCTGCATCTGCTGTAGCATGGCATGAATGGAAAGAAAATCAAGAAACAGGGTCTACAAGCGAAGAAGAGCAAACAAGTAGTGAAGAAGTCGTTCCAGAAGAACAAGTTGCTGAAACGGTTGAAGAAACTGAAGTGGAGTCTTCTAATCAAGAAGACGTAGAAATAGATTTTGAATCGTTTGATAACGAAGAATTTTAATTGAACATGCAGGAGGTTTTTCCTCCTGCTTTTATAAAATCGAATAGGGGTGAATTTCGTGTTTAAAAAGCTAATAGAGAAGTTTTTTAATAAGGTAATAGGAAAGTACACAAAACCCCAAAAAGAATCAAAATCAGTAAAAATTCCAAAGGATTACGAAGAGATTTTCGAAGGTGATCCCCAGTTAGGCAACGAGAGTAATGTAATTTATTTCAAGAGGTGAGCTAAGTGGAGACTTGCAAATATCCTGGATGCGGATATAAAGCTGATTTTATCTCAAAAATCCATTGTCGTATCAATCATGGTATGGAACGTGAAGAGATTGAAAAGGCATTCGGCCAAGGTACGGAATTAAAAAATAACCGTGCGAAAATGAGTTTAATGAAATGGATTCCAACAAAAGCACAAATCAAACGTGCCGCAAAGTATGGAGTTAATGAATCGAATCTTAAAAACCGTGGTAGTTTAGGTTGGGATCAAGAGAGAGCAATTACTACTCCTATTTATTCGTTAAATGAAGCAGGTCGTAATGGTGCTAAAAGTTCAGATTTTAGTTTTAAAGGGAGGAAGAAGAAATGAAAAGACAATTCAAGCCAAATAACAAGGTTAAACACTTTGAAAACAAGGCTAAGAGGTATTTAGCGATTGGTAAATGGCATGAACAAAGATATGATAGCACCAAGTTAGATTTGAATTTCTTACAAGAACGTTTTGATAGTAAGAACAAAGAGCATGAGCAATTATACAGCCAATTTCATGGGTTAAGAAATGAATACTTTGAGCAAAAGGATGAATTATGGAAAGTTACAAAAGAAAATGAATGGTTAGAAAAACAAATTATGATCCTGGCTGAAGAGGAAGCTGAGCAAATTAAAGAAATCATTGATCTTGAAAGTAATTTGGATATGAAAAATAAACAATTGATATTTGTCTGTGTTTGCTACGGAATTTATACAGTGCTTGATATAGTTAGTAATTTTATTTGAGAAGATAGGAAATTTCCTAGTATTTCAGAAAAGACTGGTTTAAGAGTCCAATGCTCAGATTGTTACGGTAAAGGTTTTAGAGTAGAACAAGTTGTTATTAAAAAAAAATAAAAAAAACTGGCAATTGCCAGTAATCATCTTTTTATTAAATCTGAATGAGTTGTTTGAACAAATTTTTTAATTGCAACTGTTTTCTTTTCTTGTTCTATTTTGAAAAGTTTTTCATCAAGTATTAATTCAATTGCCATTTTAATATTTGGAAACATTTCTAAACATTCATCTTCTTCAAGTTCATGAATACCTTTACTTATAATACCGTAAAGTTGTTTAGTCTCAACTAAAATTTTAGGTAAGTAATCTTTAAGTAAACCAACTTTATCATTCATTTTAGCATTACGATATTTTTGATCGTCCCAATTAGCATCGTTAATAATTGCTTTTTGATGACTTTCTTCAATTAAGTTCTCAAATATACGTCTTAGATAAACAAACGATCCTATTCCTACACCATGCGAGTACAAACCGATGCCCTTTGAAAAATCGACGTAATCTTTTTTTAGTATATTTTTATACTTTTTAATATTATGAGTCTCAATTGTGGCTAAAGAAGGTTCTTGGCCAACTTTTATCAATTTTTTATTATTATTTGTAATAAACATAATTGAGTATTTATGTGAATTATCTCTTTGACAATTAAATGTCAAAGTAAAGGGTATCGATAGTGACGTCCAATATTTTGGTCTATAATCTCCACCAACAATTGAAACAGGGGGTAAGCCTGGGAAGTTTGGATTACTAATATAATTGTCAGTAAATTTAAATGTACTGTCTTTTTGACAATGAATGCAAAATGAGTCAAATTGATTAGACTTTGGATTGTAAAAAAGTTTATCAAATAGTTCTACAAAGTTTTCCGGAAAATCTATTTTTTCATATAGGCTTGTTTTAAAAAATAAATATTCAATATCGAAGTGTGACAAAGTAAGTTCCTCCTTGTTCATAATTAAAAATTATACAATCGTATTAAACGTTTTACAATTTATCATTAAGGTTTAAAAAGTAGGTGAGTAATTTGTGTATAAAGGATATTTAAAAGGAAATGGTAAACATGCAGCAAGTAAATTTAAAGATGGTTCAAAATTACTCCCTTATTATACTGAAAGAAAAGAAGATTCATATATCATTAGCTTTGTTAATAATGAAGATGTTGAATTGGAACGTGAAGTTGTTGGTGAACGTAACGCATTTTATGAAAAAAAACAGTGACCATTTGTATTTTTGTACGTGAAAGTAGGTGATTGTCCTATGTATGAATGGTTAAAAGATTATCAAAGATTAGAAGAAGAAATATCCTATCTCGAATTCAACTTAGAACAATCAGAAAGAGAATTAAAAAGGTGGGTAATTGGAGATTTATCTGGGGTTAAATTACAGGCTGAATCAGATGGTGCAAAATTAGAGGAGCGTATTGACCGGATCAAGAAGGATCTCGCTGAGAAAAAAGATCAAAAACAACAGCTAGTTCGATTGGTTAGTTCTTTTAAAGGTTTAGATCATAAAGTTCTTAAATTAAAATACATCGATGGACTTACACTAGAAGAAATTGCAGAACATTTAAATTATAGTTCAAGCCATATTAAAAAGAAGCACGCTGAGTTAGTGAGAACAATAAAGTTTGTAGAGGAGCTTAAAATTTAAATTAAATGAAAAAAGCATTACTTGTAGGTAATGCTTTTTTTGTATGTTTTAACTTAAACAATTAACGTGTAACCAAAAATCTACATCATGTTTTAAATGGTACTAAGTTCTTCTTCTTCTTCTTCTTTTTCTTCTTCTTCGTTCACAGGATGTATTGTAAAATCCGTAATACCATTTAGTAAGAGTTCAATACCCTCAGATAAAACCTCATGAAAGTCAAGGAATTCATATGTATGAGATTCTCCTTCTTCCCAGTCTTCTACATCAAAGTCTGTAATTTTATCTATTTTTTTTAGGAGTTGTTTGTCTGATGGAGTATCTATAACAAGGTCATATTTCTTTTGTAATTCGCCCACAAGAAGATTATATAATTGCCATAATTCACCTCGTTTTTTAGAGTCTTTTGAAACCATTTTTAAAATATGATCTGAAAGACTATCACTTAAATACTTATTTAAACTCTTAGGAGATATAGGAGTCTCGACTAAATGAGCATGCATCTGAGCTGCCATATTTCTCTTATCAAATAGAAATCGACCAGTAAATAACTGAAATAAAGTACATCCTAATTGGTAGATATCAGTTTTATAAGTGTAAGCTTCATCCCTCCACTGCTCAGGGGCAGTATATGGGTGTGAAATAAATTGACTAACTGTATGAGTTCTAGTAACAGCATCTACAAATCTAGCTAAGCCAAAATCACCAACTTTTGTTATTCCATATTTAGATAAGAAAACATTTAAAGGTTTAATGTCTCTATGTAGAATATTATGTTTTTGAGCGTATGTAATTGCCTTAACTATCTCCATAGCAATAAAAACTGATAAGTAATAATATGTTTCTTCATCTATTAAAGGTTTATATTTATTAATAAATAGTTCAATATTTATCCCTTCAACAAATTCCATGACCATATAATATTCTTCTTCACCTTGTGCATTTAGATGCATGTCATAATCTAAGACTGCAACAACATTAGGGTGACCTAGTAAACTAGCTCCCACTATTGCTTCATCTTTAAATATGGATAAAGCACCTGGGTTACTTGCAAGTAAGTTCGGACGAATCGTTTTAATAGCTATTTTTCTTTTTAATATTGTATCTTCAGCTAACCAAACATCTCCCATTCCACCTGGATCTAATCTCTTTATAAGAGTATATTTTTGACCGATAATATCATTAGGTAATAACAAAATATCATCTCCATTTCTTGTTTTACAATTAAATTAAACCTTAGTTATTATATCAGATTTTTTACCAATGTTTTACAAAAAATTCTAAAAATACAAAATCTATAAAAAATAATTTATTATGTTTTGTTTCATAAAAGGTTCACTCCAAAACTGAATTTAAATTATATACAAATTCATTTATTCTAATAACATAGAAATCTATCAAAGAGGGCATATCACTAGATGATGTGCTCTTTTTGATTTTCAAAAGAGGTGTACTCATGAAGATTGCGGATCATTTATCAAAAGAACAAAAGAAGCAGCTGAGTAATATTAAGTCACCTAAGAAAAATAAGCGTAGGAAACATAACAATAATCAGACTAAAAATGAAGAAAAGATAAATTGGAAAGAAATTATGGGAATGAATCGTGACATTTTTTCTAGAAGGAATGGGGCGGTTAGAAGGAAATAATATAAAGGAAATATCTCCCTTTTTGTCGAAAATAGTAGACAGAGGGAGGTGAGAATATGGGATTTAGATATGATATGCGTGGGAAAACTCCTCAACAACAAGCTATCGTAAGGGATAGAGATGCTCAAGAAAAACTTTTAAAAGAAAAACGTAAAAATGAATTTCCTAAACCGGATTTTTCTAATGAAGCATTTAGTGGTTTCAGAACGAAGCCAAATGGAGATTATCAGTCTGTTACCTTCTTCAAAGAAAAAACACTTGTCCTAGAATTAAGAATATCTGGTACTGCGATCTCAAACGGTCCTTGCGGATTATTAAACGCAGACATTCATAAGTGGCTTTGGGAAACTGGTAGTACATTTATTAAAGAAATAAGCGACAAAGGATTAGCTTTACTTATTTATTCTTATGATGTACAAGATAAAGTCCTAGTAACTGATTGGAAAAACTTGAAAAAAGTAGATTTGAATGAGGTGAAGTAAATAAAAGATCCAGGCGGTGGCGGTGGACATTAAATGGAAAACCTTTCAAATATCGAAGTAGTTCTTTATGTACTACTATCTGGATTGGTTTTAGGTGTTGCATTAGTTGGAGTTAAAAAAATTAAACACTATCGGTCTTTAAAGCATTCACATTTGTGAGTGCTTTTTTAGTTAACAAAACCAACATAAATTTTTATACTTTGAATTTCTTATCCATTTTTAGTTTACATAATAGTTGTTTTAGGAAGTTGAAAAGTATGGCCACCCTTGATACATAAGGGTTCTTGCTAGGTTAATAATTCTTATTTATTCATTTTTTTATACAAAATTGATATATCAAGGGTTTAAGAGGCATTGGGAAATCCAATTGCCTTTTTATTTTGCATAAAAACATGAATAAATAAAACATTTGGAGGTGAGGTGTAATGAGTGGCTAGAGAGAGGAATCCCAACAGAGATAAGGCTTTTGATATTTTTCGAAGTCATAATGGAAACATTACAAATCGTGAAATTGCTAAGCAACTTGGTGAAGATGAGAAGAAAGTGGCAGTGTGGAAACAACGCGATAAATGGAATGTTGTACAACAAAAGGATGAGAATGTTGTACAACAAACTAAGAAAAGAGCTAGAGGTGCACCTAAAGGTAGTAAGAACGCTTTAGGGAACAAAGGTGGTCATGGTGGACCAGTTGGGAATGATAAAGCAGTTAAACATGGTTTCTTTGCTAAGTATCTTCCAAAGGAATCGTTAGATATCATCGAAGAGCTTCAAGAACTCAGTCCTTTAGATATTCTTTGGCAACAAATTAATATTCAATACGCAGCTATAATAAGAGCGCAAAAAATAATGTTTGTGACTGATAAGCATGATATGACTAAAGAACTTAAGAAAACTAGGGAAACTGATACTACTTCTGAAAGAGAGTATGAGATCCAATTTGCTTGGGATAAGCACGCTAGTTTTCTTACTGCACAATCAAGGGCTATGTCAGCTTTAAATAGCTTAATCAAGCAATATGAAGAGTTATCTAATACTGAAGAGCAACAACTACGCATTAAGAAGCTTAAGGGCGAAATTGCTAAGATTGAGCAAGATATGAATAAAGATGATGATGATAAGTCAATTGAAATTGTGATAAAGAGAAAAGGTGAGAAAAATGATTGAAAAAGAAGTCAATCCTCACTTTGAAGATTTTTTATTTGATTGGGAACATAAGTATTATTTCCTGGTTGGTGGTTATGGATCATCAAAAAGTTATCATGTAGCTCTTAAGACGGTGATTAAACTTCTTGAAGAAAAGCGTACAGCTTTAGTAGTTCGTGAAGTATATGATACTATTCGAGATTCATGTTTTGCTCTATTTGCTGATATTGCAGATGAATTAGGACTATATAGCACCAGGAAGCAGAAAGGGAAAATACAATTTGTTTCTTCTCCTATGCAGATTAAGTTTCCTAATGGATCTAAAATCATTTTTAAAGGTATGGATAAACCAGAAAAACTAAAATCAGTCCATAATGTTTCTTTAGTTTGGTTGGAAGAGTGTTCTGAAGCTAAATATGCAGGATTTAAAGAGTTAACTGGTCGCTTAAGGCATCCAACATTAAAGACTCATATTATCCTTTCTACGAATCCTGTAGGGAAGAGTAATTGGAGTTATAAACATTTCTTTAAGAATGATAAAACAAAGTATTGGATCCTAAATGATAAAGATTTATATAAACAACGAATTATAGTTGTAAATAAAACCTACTATCATCATTCAACTGCCGATGATAATTTATTCTTACCGGAAGATTATATAGAGCAATTAGATGATTTGAAAAACCATGATCCAGACCTTCATAGAATCGCTCGTAAAGGTGAGTTTGGTACGAATGGGGTAAAGGTATTACCACAGTTTGTTGAAGCTCCACATGAGGAAGTAATGAGGGGTATTCAATCTATTAAGAAGCCAATCTATAAAAATGGTATGGACTTTGGATTTGTAAGTTCTTACAATGCACTTCTAAGATTAGCCATTGATCATGATGAAAAAATACTTTATATCTATTGGGAGTATTATAAAAATCAGCAAACTGATGATAAAACTGCTGAAGATATTAAAGAATTTAAAGAGTCTGGTGAGTTAATTAAAGCAGATGCAGCAGAGCCAAAAACGATTGCTTTCTTCAAACAAAACGGATTTAAGATGAAAGCTGGTAAGAAGTTCCCAGGATCAAGAGTGCAATATACGAAAAAAGTAAAACGATTTAAAAAGATTATTTGCTCGAGTAATTGCGTTAATACAATAGATGAGCTAAAAGATTTAACTTTTGCAGTCGATAAACAAGGGGAAATCATTGAAGATGAGTTTAACATCGATCCTCATACCTTTTCGGCTATTTGGTATGCTCTGGATGATTACGAGGTATCAGATTTGAAAGGTAATGCAGTTAGAAGTATGAATAAATCAGAATTTGGATTGTAGGAGGTGAGAATGTGTTTAGAACAGAGCTTGAAGCACATGAAAAAGAAGAAGTAAGGAAATTTATTGAACAACATCGTAGTAATATTTTGCCCAAACTAAAATTCTTTAAAGATTATTATAAGGGTGAACATGAAATATTAAATAAAACGGTGACTGATCCAAATAAACCTAATAATCAATTGGTGAATAACTACTCTAAATATATAACTGATATGAATGTTGGTTATTTTGTAGGGAAGCCAATTACTTATACAAATACAGATGATAAGTTAATGAAAGCTTTAGATGAATTGAATGAGTACAATGATGAGCAACTCGTTAACTTAGAAATAGCAAAAGATGCTTCTATTACTGGTTTAGCTTATGAAGTTATTTACTCTGATCAAAACTCAAAAGTTAGATTTAAGAAATTAGATGTTAAAAATACTTTTGTTGTAAGAGATAACACTTTAGAAGATAACATTGTTTATGGTGTTTATTATCGATTAACAAAGGATGCAAAACATACTGAAATTATTCATGCTGATGTGTATGAGTCAAATAAGATTTATCATTACACAATTAAATCTGGAAACATAATTTTAGAGGATGAAGAAGATCATTTCTTTGGGGAAGTACCTATTAATCCTTATTTTAATAATGAGGAACACATGGGAGATTTCTCCACAGTTATTTCTTTAATCGATGCTTATAATAAATCTCAATCTAATACGCTTGATGATATGGACCAATTCACAGATGCTTTTTTAATGTTAAAAAATATGAATGGTACAACAGGCGAAGATGTAAAAGATATGAAAACTAATCGTGTATTGTTAGTTGATGAGGAAGGCGATGCTAAATGGCTGGTTAAAGATATCAACGATTCATGGATAGAAAACTACAAAACTCGATTAGATAAAGATATTCATAAATTTAGTAGCACTCCAGCATTAGATGGTGATGGTGCAGCAGGATCTAAAACGACAATTGAAATTAAAATGAAATTGTTAGCTATGGAACAAAACAGGGTTAATAAAGAGCGTTATTTTAAGAAGTCTTTACAAAGACGAATCGAAATGATCGTTAACTTCTTAAATGTTAAAGGCGCTAATTATGACTATCTAACTATTAAACCTGTATTTACTGCTAATATTCCTCAGAACGCAGTAGAATTAGCTGCATTAGCTAAAGATTTAATTGGAGTAGTAAGTGATGAGACATTACTTTCTAACCTTCCTATGGTCGATGATGTGCAAGAGGAATTGAAGCGTAAGAAAAGTGAAGATAAGGAAAAGGAAGAAGCTTTTAAAAAGTTAATTCCTAAAAACACAAAACAAACAAATCTTAAGGGCAAAAACGACAGCAACTCATAAGAGGGGCTTTTTTTATTGAACTTATTAGGAGGAAATACATTGAAAAACGTATTATCTAATAAAAAATTCAAGGGTTTACCTTTAAATCTACAATTATTTGCTGGAAATGAAGGTGATCCAGATCCAACACCACCACCACCTGTAACTTACACAGAGGAAGAGCTTCAAGCTAAACTTCAATCTGAAACAGATAGAAGGGTAACTGAAGCACTTAAGAAGTCACAAGCTAAGTGGGAAGAGGATTTTAAGGCAAAGCTTGAATTAGAGAAGAAAGAAGCACAACGATTAGCAAAACTTACTGCTGAAGAGCAAGAGCGTGAAAAGTTTAAAAAAGAGCGTGAAACTTTTGAAGCAGAGAAGTTACAACATCAAAGAGATGCTTTAGAACTTCAAACAACTAAGATTTTAGCAGATAAGAAATTACCAACTCAATTTGCAACATTCTTAATTACAGAGAATGATGCAGATAAAGTAAAAGCCCATATTGATACCTTTGAACAAACATTCCAAAGTGCTGTTCAAGCTGTGGTAGAGGAACGCTTAAAAGGTTCAGCTCCTAAAGTTCCAGGAACAAATGATAACGCTCCTTTAACTTGGGAAAGTGCATTACAAGAACACTATAATAAAAAATAAGGAGGGCATGACAAATGCCAGTAACTTTAGCTCAAGCAAACGCAACAAAAGTTAATAAAATTGATCAAATGTTAGTTGATACGTTCCGTAGGGCTTCACATCTATTAGACTCTCTAACTTTTGATGATGCAGTATCACCAGGTACAGGAGGAACAACTTTAACCTACGGTTATACTCGTTTGAAAACTGCTTCTTATGCTGCAACTCGTGCAATTAACAGTGAATTTACAGCAGGCGAAGCAGAGCGCCAAGCAGTAACTACTAACCTAGCAGTATTAGGTGGTAAGTACCAAGTGGATCGTGTAATTCAAAGAGCATCTGGTAACTTAAATGAAATTGGTTTCCAAGCAGATCAAAAAATGAAAGCAACAGTTAACCAATTCCACAACTTAGTTATCAATGGTGATAAATCATCTGATGCTAACGCTTTTGATGGATTAAATAAAATCTTAGTTGGTCAACCTACTGAGAAAAATACAGGTGCAGTAATCGACCTTTCTACAGGTGCATTAATCAGCACTAACTACAAAGCTTTATTATTCGCAATTGATGACTGGTTATCAGAGTTCGATGGCCGACCAGATGCTTTACTATTAAACTCTAAAATGAAACTAGTTATGCAAGCAGTAGCTCGTGAAGCTGGCTATAAATCAGCTGTAGAAGATGCTTTTGGTCGTAAAATTGATGCTTATGATGGTATTCCACTAATCGATCTAGGTTGGTACGCTTCAAATAATGCTGGCGCTACTCAAACTACTCCAGTATCACAAATTGTTAACCGTACAGTAGGAACTGCTCAAACAGGTTTAACTGATATGTACGCAGTTCAATTAGGCTTAGATGCTTTCCATGGTATTTCTATGGTTGGTGATTCAATTGTTAACCAATACCTACCAGACTTATCTTTACCTGGTGCAGTTAAAGATGGTGAAATTGAGATGGTTGCAGGTGTTGCATTAAAGAACACTCGTAAAGCTGGTGTTTTACGTAATATCAAAGTTCAATAATTGATAGGAGGATAAAGTGCTATGGAATACAAAATTACAGCACCTACTGAATTTACTGGATTAGGAGCAGGAGACTTACCTTTCTTACAAGGTGTTGCTGAAACTGATAACGAATGGTTAGCAGCTTGGCATGAGTCAAATGGCTATAAAGTAGAGAAGGTTAAAGCAACAAAAGAAGCTAAGTAAGAGAGTGGATTTATTCCCTCTCTTTTTTTATGTGTAAAGGGAGGGAAACCATTTGAAAGATCAAGAGTATTGGAACGAGCGTATAGGTAATTTAACTGCGAACGTTTATAACAATATTGAACAAAGAAGCGCAATATTAACTGATTATTATTCATTTGCTTATGAAGAGATTATTAGCTTAATAGGAGCGCTTTATGCTAAACATTCCAAACAAGGCGAACTAACTTATCAAGAGATGAGTAAATATCATCGAATGGTAACTTTAGAAAGCCAGGTAAGAGATATTATTAATGGGCTTGGCCAGAAAGAGATAGAAGCGAATGAAGAACTATTAATTGATGCCTATGAGCAAACATTTGAATCGATTGATGAGTTATATAAAGGCATTGGCTTGAAGTCGAATCTGATCAAGATTAATAAGAAAGCTATTGAAAAGGTAATTTATTATCCTTGGAGTGGCTCAGACTTTTCTTCAAGAATTTGGAATAACAAAATATCACTAATCAATGGTTTAAGAGAAACATTAGTTAGAGGTTTGATACAAGGCCAATCAATTGATGTTATGTCTAGAAACCTTGAGAACAAATTAAACTCAGCCATGAGAGATACTAAGCGTGTAATACGCACTGAATCGGCTCATGTGATAAATCAAGCTAGTATGGACTCATACATCCAACTAGGACTTAAACAAGTTATATGGCTAACAAGACAAGATGAGCGCACTTGTGAAGAGTGTGGACCATTAGACAATGAAATAATGACAATGGATACTGGACTACTGAAGCATAAAGGGAACTTTATTAGCAATCCTTATCATCCGAATTGCAGATGTGCAGTTGCTCCATATTCTAAAGAAATCAATAAATACCTTTAATTAGGTGGTGGTTAAATGCCGATTACAGAAGTAAAAACATTAATAGGTATATCAGACAATAGTAGAGATGATGTATTGAGCATCATCATTAACAATGCTACTTCTTTAGTTAAAGAGTATCTTGGATTAACTACAGTTCCAGCTTCATTAAATTGGATCGTAGATGATATTAGTATTACCAGGTTTAATAGGTTACGGTCTGAAGGTATTTCTGAAGAAAAAATTGATACTGTAACGACTACTTACTCTGGTAATTTGCTAGATCCATATAGAGAAACACTCGATAACTATCTAAAGAATAATGCAACTGAAAGTAAACAGGGTAGGCTGCGAATGCTATGAGAACAGATGCAAAAGCAGTTTTTTATAAATATACAAGGGTTTCAGATGGTATAGGTGGCACAACAAAAGGACCAGAACAGATTGTATTTACTGGATATGGTTGTTTATCTAGTGTTGAAAATCCAAGAAACCAAAAAACAACCCGAGTTAACATTACAAAAGAAGCTAAGTTTTTCTTAAAAGGAGTACAACCTCCTAATGATGTGGATTTTGTAGTAATCAATGGTGAGCGATTTAAAATTGCAGATATTGAGAACTTTGGGAAGGTCACTTCTTATACATTAGGGAATGGTAGCCATGTTACGGTTTGAGTTTAATAATGTACGAGAGTTTAAGAAGAGCGTAGGCGAATTGAAAGCAGAAATGGAAGCCGATATAAAGGCAGAAGTTAAAAACGCTACATTAGCGATGGAAACACGAATGAAAAATGATGTAGCTGTTAATGAGGGTGATTTACGCAGAAGTATTGACCATGAATTTACTAATGATGGATTGGTTGGTACTGTATACACCACAAAAGAACACGCTCTCTACAATGAATTTGGAACAGGTATTTATGCTGTAGAAGGAAACGGAAGGAAAACACCTTGGGCATTTCCTAAACGAGCAGCAGGAGCTAAAGAATACAATTTCCCAATCATTATGATCAATGGAGAAGAGTTTTATTTAACTCGTGGACAAAAGCCTCATCCATTTTTCTTTAAAAACTTTGATTATATTCGACCTCGTTTTGAGAGAGAACTAGAAAAAATTATAAGAGGTAGGTGAATTAAATGGGAGCTTCAATTGAGCTTCAGAAAGCTGTTTATACTGCACTAAATGGAGCGTATCCAGTTTATGATGATGTTTCAACTCCTTTACAGATGCCATACATACTAATAGGTGATGAAACGTTAAATAGGAACGATCCGAAAGGTGAGCAACTTTCTGAATTTGTTCTTACAATTCACACTTTTAGTAATTATTCTGGCTCTAAACAGGCGAAAGAAATGAATGAATACATTATTAATAAGTTAGTAGATCAACGAATTACAGTAACAGGATTTACTGTTTGTCGTAACGGTTTAGAACTTGCAGAAGTGAATAAGGAATTAGATGCGAATCGTGTTACCTTGTCTGATAATGTAATTATTTATCATGGCATCGTACAGGTTCGTTTTCATTTATATAAAGATTCTTAAGGAGGATAACCAATGTTAAAACTTAACTTACAAACATTTGCAGGCGCTTCTAATGGGCGCTACTTCTATATTGACGTTAACACAGGTACAGATGTATCTCCAGTTTGGACAAAAGCAGGCGGGCAACGAGATGCAAGCCTTGAGTATTCAAAAGATGCTATTGATACAACTTCAAAAACATCTGCTAACGGTTATAAAGAGAAGGATCATGGATTAAAAGAATGGTCTATCGAGTTTGATGCACTATTTGTTAAAAATGAAACTGCATTTGCAGCACTAGTAACTGCATTTGATACTGATAAAGATATTCAAATTCGTATCTCTGACGGTACTGGAACAGGTTCGGCTGTATCCTGGAAATCTGGTAAGGGTATTATTACTAAAATTAATAATGAATTCCCGTATGAAAAAGAAGCTACTTACTCTGTAAGTGTTGAAGGAAATGGACCACTAACTTAATAAATTTTAAAGGGAGAGGGAACAATTATGAAACGTATTGTAACTATTAGTACACAAGATAAAGAAAGACATATGAGATTTGGAACAAACCAGGTAGTAGCAGTAGAGGAACAATTAGGAACAAGTCTAATGGATGTAATGGATAATCCTAAATTTGGAACTATGCGTACTATCTTTTATGCAGGCCTTAAATGGGAAGATAAAGAACTTACTCCAGAGGATGTTGGGGATTTTATGGATGATGTTATTGCAGAGCATGGTTTCGAGTATCTAGCAGATAAGATGGGCCAAGCGATTGAAGGGACATTCGGAGATAAACCCAGTTCCATTGAAGGAGAAGCGAAAGCTTGATGTAGAAAAGCTTTTTTCAATCTCCTGTGGTAAAAATGGAGTAGATCCGATTCAGTTTTGGGAGCTTACACCTTTCGAGTTAATGTTAATTGATGAGGGTAGGCAAGAACACTATGAGATTATTAGGGCTGCTTTTCAAACAGGCTATGTTTCTGCTAAAACAGGTAAAAAACATGAACTATTTAGAAAGCCAGATATGCAAAAAATCTCTAGTGAAAGAACGAAAGAACTAGAAGATGAGTTTGATAGTTTAGACGAGTAGCCTTTGGCTACTTTTCTTTTTGTGAAAGAGAGGTGAGATCATGGAAAGAAGAATGGAAGCCATTATAGGGGTGGATACATCCGAATACGATAGAGGGATGGATCAAGTAGCTAGGCGAGCCGATATTGTTTCTGCACGAATGAGAACAGCAATGAGAACTGCAAGAGCTGCAATGTTACCGTTTAAAGTTCAGTTACAAGATGTTAGAGCGAGATTTATGGATTTAGGCATGAGTATGGATACCTATAGAGGTACTAATGCTCAATTCATGAATGATGTAAGACGTTTAGGAGCTGAGTACAAAGCAGCTACAGATGCAATGATTGCCAATAATAACTATCTAAGAGGTAGTTTATTAATGACTGCAGGAACAATGATGAATATGACAACTCAAGCTACACGAATCTCTGAAAACTACAAACGGATGAGAAACCCAATGTACAGAGTAAATGGAGCAGGGTTAGCAGTAGCTGGTGCTATGAATCGAATTGCTAATAACGGTAATGCTGCTGTACTTGCATTAAGGATGTTAGGACCTACTGCAAACATGAAGAAACTACGAGATATGCAAATGATGATTACTCAAGGTTTAATGAGGTTTCAAATGGTTGCAATGGGTGCTGCTGTAGGTTCTGCTCTTTTATATAGTGCATTACATAAAGGAGCTATGAAAGCAGATAAAGAATACAAACAGCTTTTTGAAACAATGAGTAAGAATGTTAAGAAAGCGTTTGAGCCGATGATCCAAGCGTTCGCTGCTGTAATGAAGCCTGTATTTAGATTTATTAATGCAATAGCTCAAATCATCATCAAGTTTAATGAAGCGCATCCTACATTAGCAAAATTCATTCAGGGAATTATGATGCTTGTTCCAATACTAACTCTACTCCTATCACCTCTAGCAATAGGGATAGGATTATTTGCAGGATTCCAAGCAGCTCTTTCTAGTCTTTGGGTATTTATAGGACCAGTAGTAACAGGTCTTGCTGCTATGAGTGCTACAGTTTGGATTGTTGCAGCAGCGATTGTTGGTCTAACAGCACTATTCACTTATCTATGGAAAACAAACGCAACCTTTAGAGATAATGTTATTTCTGCATGGACTGCTATAAAAAATGCAACGATTAAAGCGTGGGATTATGTTCTAAACTCTGTCTTAATTCCAACATGGAACGCAATAGTAAGTTTTGCTAAACAGATTTGGGGAAGCCTAAAAGATTTCTGGAAGCAAAATGGAGATGACATTAAAACGATTGGTAAAACGGTTTGGGAATTCGTGAAAACATATGCTATAAACAACGTAAAAACAACTGTAGAAACTCTAAAAACCTTATGGAATGTATTAAGTTCTGTAGTTACCTCATGTTGGGATAACATTAAAGGTGCTATCTCTGGAGCTGTAAAAATCATTTCTGGTATTATTGGAGTTTTCGTTTCAGTCTTAACAGGTGATTGGTCTGGCGCATGGGAAAACATGAAGAAAATCAGTCAAGGCGCATGGGAGTTCTTAAGTAATGCTGCCCAAATAGGTGTAGATGCTTTACTGGGTGTTATTAGAGGTATTGGAAGGTCAATCGGTGGAGAATTTGAAAAAATGTCAGATTCTTTCTATAACGCTGGTAAGGGATTCATGGAGCAATTGATTAAAGGTATTGGATCAATGGTTTCTAATGTAACATCTAAAATTGGAGAAGTAACTGGCCAAGTTCGTGATTTCCTACCGTTCTCTCCTGCTAAAACAGGTCCATTAAGTGATCTAGATAAATTAGATTTCGGAGGGCCAATAGTTACAAGTATCAAAAAAGCCACTCCAATGGTACAAAATTATATGCCTGGTTTAGTATCTTTACCAACATTAGGTGGTAATACGACTAATAATAACTATGCTAAGACTGGTAATACATTTAATTTCTATCCTCAAAAGGCAGTCATAAATGAAGATGATGTAGTTCGTCAATTCCAAAGAATGGAGGTGCTATATGGCTGATAAAACTTATTGGATTGATGCTAATGGCACTGAATATTCTTTCGATACTCCAAATATGAAAGTGCTACTAGGTATGCGAGGAAAGTTCATGCCCCCTATCGAGTATGTGGAGGATGAAATTCCTTTGCAACCTGGAGCAGTGCCTAGAGCTTTTAAAGTTAAACCTAGAGATGTAGACATCCCTTTGTTAATTAAAGGAAGCTCAGAAATTGAATTAAGAAACCTTGTAAGAAATACTTTAAGAATGGTTAATCCATTAAAGAGAGATGGTCAAATTAAAGTTGTATCATCTGACGGAAGTCAAAGGGTGCTTAATTGTAGATATACTGGAGGATTTGAAGGGGATGAAGGCCAGGAAAACAGTGGTATTCTGTGGCAAAAAGCTTTACTAAGCTTTAGAGCGTTTGATCCGTTTTGGTATGACTCTAGTACAATTGTTCAAACGTTTACTACAGGACAGCCAGCCACTTTTTTTCCTTTCTTTCCTCTACGTTTATCATCTTCCACAGTGTTTGCAGATATTGCAATCAATAATCGTGGAGATGTAGAAACCTATCCAGAGTGGATTGTTAAAGGGCCTGGAAATGGAATTGTTATTCGTAATTTAACTACAGGTGAAGTTATTAATATAAATACGACACTTTCGGTTGGTGAAACGTTAATTATTAATACTAAACCTCTTAAGAAATCGATTAAGAGAACAGACGGAACGAATTTATTCAGTACTCAGTCAGATGATTCATCATTTTGGGCTTTACAGCCTAGTCAAAATAGCATAAGGATTGAAATGTCTAACGCTACGACAGAATCATCTGTGCAACTATCCTATACCCCTAGATATTGGAGTCCTTAATTATGTATGAACTTTATGTGAGAGATCAATATTTTAATAGAGTAGCAATGATACAGGATTTCCAAAGTTTTGAGGCGATCATCCGTTTTAATGCTCCAGGTACATGGGTTTTGGAATTACCAACTAATAGTGAGGCGGCTAAAGAGTTAGTAAAGAAGAAATCTGGAATTGTAGTATATAAGGATGGAAAGCCATTCATTTCTGGCCCTGTTACTGGCAGGAATAGAAAATGGAGTGGCGGTGTAGATAAATTAACGGTTAATGGTTTCGATGATATGATTTTACTTCAAAGAAATCTAGCTTTACCTGGAATTAATGTTTTTCCTTTTACTTATCGTGATTATGATGTAAGAACAGGAAAAGCTGAAACGGTTATGAAAGCATATCTAAATGCAAATATAGGAGCTAGTGCTTATCCAGATAGGAAAATTGAAATCACTACTCAAACTGATGCTGGATTAGGTTATTCAGTTACAGGTAGAGCTAGGTTTCATACTCTCCTTGAGCTATTTACTTCATTAGCTCTTGTTGGTGGAGATTTAGGATTCAGAATTATACAAAAAAACAACGCTTTAGAGTTTCAAGTGTATCAACCTACAGACAAATCAAAAATTGCTGTTTTCAGTCCATTACAAGGTAATTTATTAGAGTTTGAGTATTTAACAGAAGATCCAGAATCTAACTATACAATCGTTGGTGGTGGTGGAGAAGGTAAGGATAGAATCATACTTGAGAAAGGTGATTCTACAAGTATCTCTAACTATGGGCGAATTGAAACGTTTTTGGATCGTAGGGATACATCCGATACGGTTGAATTAACTCAGTCTATGGATGAGGAATTATCCTCAAAATCTGAAAAGATGAGTTTGAGTATTACACCAATCGATACCGAAATGTTAGCCTTTGGTACTGATTATAATGTGGGAGATGTGATTTCGGTCATTCTTCCTGGTGCAAATGATACTACAAACGTACAAAAGATAACCGATGTTGTAAGGGAAATTAAAATATCACTAAATCAAGATGGAGTATTAGTTGTACCAACTGTAGGTACTCCCGATGCTACATGTAAAAAAGCATCTGGAATTTTTACTAGATTGAAAAAGTTTCACGATCGAATAAGTCACTTAGAAAGGAGATAAATACCATGACTCAAACATATTTCCCTTTTGACTCTGGACAAGGGGCAAATGCTACAGAAGCTATGTGGTCAAAGATGGCCCAACACTGGTTAGGCACTGGAGTAATAAAGGATGTGTTCAATGATTTATCAGTTTATGCTAACTCAGCAGGATTGACTGTCAGAGTTAAATCTGGTGCTGCTTTTATAAAAGGTCATTATTTCGAGTCTGATGCTGAAGAAGTTGTATCAATAGCTACACCAGATACAACAAACCCTCGAATAGATCGTATTATTGTTAGGTTGGATTGGACAGCAAACACAGTTCAATTAGCAGTATTACAAGGTACTCCAGCAGCTTCACCTACTGCTCCAGCACTTACGCAAAATAGCTCAAGGTGGGAAATCCCATTGGCGCAGACTTACGTTGGAACTAATGTAACATCTATTTCCGCGATGAGCGTAACAGATGAACGATTTTTCGTTAAAAATTCAAACTATATTATAGATTCTACAGGCGGAGTAAAAATTAACGCTTCAAGTCTTTCCGATGATATTTTAGCGATCATTTTATCTTACGGTAAAGGAATCCATACGTTTTATCAAATCTCTGGAGCTGTTAACAATCCTGCTACATTTTCGAGTGTACGAGGGATGGCTCATTTCACATCTGCTAATACAGGTTGGGTATTTGCTATAGATACAAATAACAACATGTATACTAACTACTGTGATTTAGGAACATGGAAGGGCTGGCAAAAAAGCACGACAGATAAAGCTGCATCATGGTCAACTTTAGGATTGCAAAACAATGCAACCGTAAATAACTCCCGAACACCTAAATATACAAAAATAGGAAATATAGTGTATTTAGAAGGGGAGATTTCCGCAGGTATTCCAAATAATACAACTATTGGAACACTACCAGCTTTGCATAGACCAAAAGACTATTCATTGAATTTTGCGTGTGCTCATGCGACAGGTGCTATTACTGCTAATGCTATACTTTCTGTCAGTACTAATGGACAAATAATACTAATAGCGTCTAATACTACTTATCCCGTATCATTAAATAACATTTCATTTGTAGCTGAAATATAGGAGGTGTAAGGATGAATCAAGTATATAGATTTGATGAGGATGGATATTACAAAGAGCCTGTATTAATCGGAGATGATGAGCCTATCCCATCTGACTGCTTAGAAGAAGAACTACCTCAACCAAACTGGAAACCTAAAGCTGTTAATGGTAAATGGGTAGAAACGATTACAGAGGAAGAACTTGAAGAAATTAAAAATAGACCAGAGCCTAAATCGGAGCTCGAGGTTGTTAAAGAAGAAAATGCAGCATTGAAACAACAAGTAATTCAACAAAATATAGATATGCAGGAGTTTATGGATTTCATTCTAGAAAAGATAGGACAATAGGGGGATAACAACATGACAGTATACACATTTCGCATAGGGCCTTACGCAAGAGATATTTATTTATATGGAAGACAAAAACTAGCAACTATTCCAGCCGAATATTATACTCCTGTTGAAAACTACGCAGCTAAGAACTTTACAAGAGGTCAAATTCTTAACGCTTTAGAACATGGGTACATTACTCAAGAACAATATGATGAAACTGTAGCTTTAATAACTGAAGAAGTAGTTTTACCAATGTCTGCACCTACAAATGACTTAATGTAAGGTGTATTTTTTATGGCCTGTTTCTTAACAGGCCTATTTTAATTGAGAGAAGGTAGATCATGGAGATTGGTTTTATTGCAATATTGCCAAAGTTAATTCAAACAGCTTTAGTTTTTTATTTTCTTGTTAAGTTCTTAGATTTTGTAACTGGCTTACTAAAAACCTGGAAAGGTGTTTCAGAATATAAATCAAGAGTTATGAGAGATGGTCTTATTCGGTGGATTGGTGAACTTGTTGGAATCGTGTTTGTATTAGCTCTCGATATTGTATTGGGTCTTAACTTCTATTTAACAGGCTTTACACTTGCTTTATTTATCTATAAAGAAGGTGGAAGTATTGTAGAAAATTTAAGAGCGATTGGTGTAGTACTTCCTGCTCAAGTTGAGGAAAAATTAAAAACGTTTGATAAAGGAGAGGTTCAGAATGACTTGGAGAAATGA